TTTTTTATATTCTCCATCAGCCAGTTGTGCTTGAGAAATATTATCTTTAAATTGATGCATATAATATCTTGCTCTTGCTAAAAGAACTGTTGAGTATTGTTTGGGAAATACAACTGTATCTCCATGTGCTGATAACTCTGTTGGTTGATTATAAGCAAAAAAGTAAACAGAATAAACCCCATCTGGAATTGGTGATAATCCAAACTTATCGTTCTTTGGACTACGAATTATTCGTTGTGGTATTCCATAACTTTGTGTATCACTTTTATCAGATGCTTCTGAAATTGCAAAATGTTTATTCCAATATTCAATTGTTACTGGATAAAGTTTTCTAATTTCATAAGGTACAGATTTTCCACTTACACCTTCTTCCGTTAAAGTAATATTATCATAATCAATATGGGAAAACCAAGTTGTTACATCACTTGTTCCACTTTTAAAATTATACCATCTTGTTCCGGAAACTGTATCAATGGAAGTATTTCCATAATAATTATCTGATGGGTCTCCCGTTGCTAAAAAACTCCACTTATCTTCCGCATTGCATATATCAAAATATGCTCTGTTAATTTGGTCTTTAACTAATTTTTGTATACCTTTGGCACTACCAGCAAAACTTGCAGAAGTTAATTCAACTTCATTAAGTTCTCTAATAATAGTATTAGTTAAATCCAGATAAGTTCTAAAAGGTGCTGCCATTTATTAACCATTAGTTTTTAGTACAGTTGGTGGAATATCCGGAAATAGTTTAGAATCTCTAGGAGTTCCCACATCACCTTTATCACAATCTCTTCTTAAATCTTCTTTATAATAAGCTCTAGGATATTTATCTTTTCCATGGTCTGTCGCTGCAACATTGTTGCCTTCGAGTACACTTGGTTGATGCCTTGTAATAACATCTGGATAACTCATCCCCTCTTTTACTTTTGGCATTTTATTTTTCCTTGTTTGTTTATTATGTTATTGTAAAAAAGGGGCGAAACTTAATCCGCCCCCTTTAGTTAGTTATTAGTCAATTAAGTAAAATGCTGCTATAATAGCGTCATCTCTAAGAACTTGTCTTCCATAAACATGAAGTCCTCGAACAATGTCACCAAAAGTGTCATGGTCTCTAAGAGTTTCAATGTTAAGGATAGACTGTGCAGTTGCTGTAGAGGACATATGTCCAGCTAGGCATTTACCTGTGGCGTTAGATACAGACGCAATGTTAGATGTTTTATACATTTGAAAACCTCTAATCATACCAGCCGCAACCAGACCATTTCTTACGCCACCATCACCTTGATTGTAGTCTGATGTCATAAGTTTAGAATCTTCAGCAGCAAGTTCTTCGTAGAATCGTGGGTCAGCTAAGAGCCAACGACCTTCTTCAGGAACTTGTGAATCATCTAATAGTCTAGATAATCTAGCCATTAAGGTCAATGGAGTAATTTCTCCAGTACCATAACCTAGGTCAACAGAGTTAGTTGCGTGAGTCATAGTCGAATCCGCAGTAGCACTATCAGAACCTATTACATGGTCTGGGGAAGCAGTTGAAGGACCGGCAAACATTGCCACCAGAACTTCTGCATCCATTGTATCTTTTAGTTTGTAGGCAGCACTTGATGCACCTACTGAAGCCCAATTTACATGAGAAAGTCTTTCCTCAATGTCATCAATAATAAACTTGAATGAGTTTGCTTTATCAATAACAAGTGTAACTTCTTGGTCTCCAAGGTATTGTTTAGTAGTAGAAGCCGCTCTCGTATAAGCCGCAACAGTTACAGCAGGTTCTTTAATAATTTTGACAGTATCGCCAAAAGAACTAATTTCACCAGCATAATCCGTATTGGTTATAGCTTCAATGACAGACGATTTTCTGAAGAAGTTTTGAATCTTCTTCGAAAATATTTCCGGGACCCAAATTTCATTGGTTTGACCCGCAGTGCCTACATCAAAGTTGGAAGCATTGGCATTACCTGCATTTTGTAATGTACCCATTACTCTCTCCTTGTAGTTAAGTTGTTGTTGTGATTACAGTTTCTATCTTTTTCTTTATTTATTAATAAGTTGGATTTCCTGAACCGCCATAGTTTCTGGACATATCATTTACGACACGACCATTTCTCTGTGCTTCTTCAATAGCTCCCTCATTCTTAGCAAATTCCGATTGAGACATAGCTGCGATTTGAGAACGAGTCCAAATTTTTTTCGTACCATATCCAATGTCTTTTGTGTTTGTTACCTTTATCATTTCTGACGCAGGTATTAAGTCACCAGATACTTCTGATTGTTGTTTAGACTTGCCGGTATCCTGTTTGAAAAGGTCAATTGCTCGAGACGCTAATGTAGCATCAGCATTATTTCCATATATCCATCCTTTGATTTGTTCCGGTTGACTAGTTGCCCAACTATGAAAATCATCTGATTCACGAATTTCCGTAAAGTCTGGATGTAATCTCGATAATCGAGTTTCCGCTTCCTGTCTAGAAATAGATTCATTTGTTTTTTTCAGAGACTTAATCTCCTCTTTCAAATCTTCTGTTTCCTTAGAAGCTTGAAGATGTGAGACTGATTCAACTACACCATAAACATCCGGGTATTCTTTCTTAAAAGCTGCAAGTTCTTCAGAACTTTTTGGCGATTTATACTTAGGTCTGTTTGACCTAACTTCCGCTAAAAGTTCATCTTCTCTTGTCTTAAAAGAATTAACCCGACCATCATAATGTTTCTTGAGGTCATCATATCTTTTCTTATAGTCAACCTTTTTATAAGGTTGGTCTTCTGGTTCTGTTGGTTCAGTCGGAGTGTCTTCCTCTGGTCTCATTGTACTTACAACAACCTTTGGTCGGTCTTTCTTAACCACTAGAGTGTTTGCATCAGCAAACGAAGTTTCTGCCGCCTTATCCAGCTTATCATAGTCAAGATAATCTTTCTTCTGATTATACGGATTTGGCTCTTGTTCTTTACTTTCCTGAGAAGTAGCTTTACCTAGTAAAGGGTTCTCATTACTTTTTACCATTGTTAATCACCTTTCTTGTTATTGGGGTCTTACATAATTGTAAGAGTAGCCGAAGTAGAGTGCCTAGGTGATAGCCCGGGTAGCTCTACTTTATTTGTAACGACTAGTCATTAATCCACCTCTAGCCGCACTCATGGGTTCGTTGTTCATATCCTGAACACCCATATCCTTATCATAATCCATTTCCGCTTTTCCCATCATATTGCGTAATTTATCTACACCTAATTGCTTAACTGCTTTCGCTGTAAAAACAAATTCACCATCTGATAACATAGCTGGAATTGAATCTGAAGTCTCTGTTCCCGGTCCTTCGATTTCTCCTGCACCGGTAAATTCTTTCATACTCATTTTAGAAATGATATCCACTAATTCTGGATAGTCTTCTATTGCCGCTTCTAAAACTTGTTCTTCATCTGAAGTTAATACGGAAGTATCTATGTTCGCTTCCACTTCCATTTCAGGTTCTTCTTCACCTTCCACTTCACTTGGAGTCATCATAGTCTCTACTTGCATATTAACATCTGCACCATTTTGTAATTCTGGTACAACCATACCTTCTTCTTCTAACACAGGTCCTCCTTCTTGATACGCCCTATATTCAGGTTGTTCAAAGTATCTACCAAATCTAGGGTCAAGCAATGGGTCTGTTGGAACGACACCACCAGTTGCCATTTTCTGTTTATTCATAACAATTTTATTAAACATATTTTCCCCTATTCGTGTTTTTATTTCCTGTTGTGATTTTCCTTCCCTAGCCATTAAATGAAAAATATTTAACGCTTGGTTGTACTGTTTTTCTTTTGATGATGCCACATCACCTTTTGCATACCTTGCTCTCTTTGGGTCAAAAGGTCTAAGAGGCAATCCTTCCCTAGCTCCTGCTGGTGTATTAACATCATAAGGACCAAGTGTTGGTACAGTATCCGTAGCTGGGGTTAAGAAGTCTCCCTGCTTTTTATATAAATCAGAAGTTGCCATTTATGATTTACAGTTACAATCTTTACAACCGCAACCACAATCTTCTTCTAAAATTTCATTGATTGCTTCTATAACATTTTCTTCTTTTTCATGAAGAGCTTCAAGCTTATCCATTTCCTTTTTAATTTTTTCCTGTAATGTTTTTTTATTTTTTCTTTTTGCCATTTTATTTCTTCTGTTGTGTTCTCATTTTTTTAGCATAGCCACCTTTATTGTAAGGTTTTTTAGGAGTATGCTTAATAGTTTTAGCTGTACTAAACTGACTATTCTTACCTTTAAGTCCGCTTCGTGGAAGTACTGTTATTGGACCAGTCCATGTACCTGTTCCGCCATATTGGTCTAAATCAATTGTAACTATTTTTTTATGACTCATTCTTATAATTCCTTTCCATATTTATCTTTATATACAACTCCACCTTTATTAAAAGTTAAAATATCAATTTTTGATTTTGTTGTTTTACCCTTAGTATAAGGTTCTTTATAACCTTTCCAAGATGTAGGATATTTTTTAACCCACATATCATCTCGTTGAACCCAAACAAAATCATCAATATTATTTCCCATTTTTAATTCTCCTTTTTATACGATTTAATTGTTTCGGGGAGGTGTATTAACTGTTCCAGTAAAGCCCATTTCCCCTGACTGCGGTACACCGCCAGTTCCGATTGTGCCATTGCCAACTCCCGAGTTGTCAACTCTTGGAGCTTCAGCAGGTACTCCTTGAGGTACAGCCATTCCGGCTTCCCCACCAGCACCTGTAGCTTCTTGATTTCCTTGTTGTCTAGCATTTTGTAATCCTATTATTTTTGCATAAATTTCTGCTTCATTAGGGTCATTGATTATTGCTTCTGGGTCAAGGTCTAATGTATAAGCAAGTTCTTTTATTAATTCTGGTATCTTTACAAATGGTGCTATAGCAGGGTTTTGTACACTCTGCAAGAACATTGTCAGTCTTTGCGACCTTACTTCCTTCTGCATAAGAGAAGAAGTTCCGGTTGCCCTAACTTCTAAGTCACCTTCAATATTCAACTTACCTTGATAAAACTGCATATTCCATTGGAAATATGATTCACCCAAAGGTCTTAACAAGAAATCATCTAAATTCTTTACGACAGTTTTAATATTTAAGTTTGCCGCACTCAATAACATTGACATACCAGAAGCTGTTCTTGTCATACTTTGAACACCTGTCTGTCCATGTGAATAGGAAGGTATGCCAGTTGATTCATCCGCCAACTGTCTAAACTTATCAAACATCATCATGTTTTCCGTTGATGTGTTTGGAAATTTTAATCCGTGTATTGCCTGTCCGGGCATTCCAGCTTGTCTTCGGAATATCTTTCCCGGATATATATCCATACTCTGTCCTGCAACCAATGCTGATTCATCAACATCAAATACAAGTGAGCCGGATAAAGCCAAGTTATCAATAGCCATTCGTGCATGACCATTCATAATTTGCTGTGCGTCATCCATATTTTCCGGTACGCCAATACCAAAAAAACTGTATGGATTTCTTTCGTAAGGAAATGCGTGATAAGGTAAACGATATGGTTTAAAAGGATTTATTACCATTCGCAAAACTCTATCAGAAGTTACCCAAGCATTAATTTGAAATTCCTCGGAATCATCCATATCTTCAGGAATTTTTAATTGTGAGTCTTCTAAAATCTTTTTATCAACAACACCCCAATATTCTAATACTTCATATCGTGCATTATCTGCTTGATAGTCACTATCTTCTAGTTCTATCTGTGATTCAAAAGTTCTTTTCTTATAATTAGGACCATCTTCTAATGTTCCCAGAATTTCTGCTTGATTAAAAAATGGTCTTTCTGCTAAATCTCGTAATTGGTTTCTATTTAATTTATGTCTATGAATTACATATTCAGCGTCATCTAAACTTTTTGCGTTTGGGTCTGGATAAAAATCCCAGCAACTAA